TTATTATAACCCAAGAAACTACAATATGTAAATCATATTATTTAGGAGAAGTATATGAGCAAACAAAACGATATAACTTGGCTAGCTAATTACTATTTTAGATCCAAGGCTATTGCAACAAAAAAATTAAAGGAGTTAAGCACTATGGGCGTTCAACCAAAGCATAAAGAAAGAAAAGTAGATCAATACACATTATCTGGTTATATAAAGTTTTTAGGTCATAAAAAAGCAGCAGAAGATTTTAATTGTTCTGAAGCATCATGCAAATCCTGGAGGTATGGATACAGGCAACCATCTATAGCGCAAGCTAAACAGATCATCCAAGCAACAGAGGGAAGATTAGACTTTGAATCTATTTACGGTTCTATATCTGAAATTTTAGAAGAACAGGAATAGTATGTTCCAACTCAATATTACCGAGGATGACTCGTCCTTGGATATTGCGCTGGCTTATTATGATGATGGATATAATGTAGTACCTTTACAAAGATCTAACAAGAAACCTCCGTCATTCTTAAAAGGCTGGGAACAATATAAGGAAACAAGACCCACTAGGGAACTTGTAGAGTCTTGGTTTAAAGATAGAGACAATCTAGTTGTCGCATTAGTTTGTGGCAAGTTTGTTGTTGTTGATGCAGATTCACCAGAAGCTATGGATTGGGTAGAGAAAAATTTACCTGCTTGTCCATTTAAAGTCATAACTGGTAAAGGTATGCATTACTATTATAACAATCCAGAAAACTATACAACCTTTGCAACTAGAAGGACCAACGAAACACCTATTGAACGACTAATAGATATTAGGGGTGTGGGTGGTCTTATTATTGCTCCGTATAATCGTCATGCTAATGGCCAAGTTTATAAACCTGTTATGTTTCCAGACTGGAAAATACATGACCATACAGATCTTCCAGACTTTACTGAAAAAGAATACCTACAGATTACAGGCGTTCCTAAGATTGACAGCAGTAAACAAACGGCACCTTTCTCCTTGGATGGCGTGTTGGAAGGATCTAGGAATGATGGAGCTGCTAGGATTGCAGGCTATCTTATATCTAAAAATGTAAACTTAGAATTTGTTAGAGTCTTTTTACAAAATTGGAATAAGAATAATAACCCACCACTACCGCAACAAGAAGTTGATTCAGTTGTTGATAATGTTAAAAGAACACATGATCGTAAGAATCAGATAGCTCCACTATTTATACAGTCAACCGAAAGCATTACACCACCTAAAGATTTATTCTCGCCACCTGGACTGCTTAAAAGCATGTTTGACTTTTGTGAGGATATTGCTCAAGTTCCGCAACCAGAACTATCTCTTGTAGGGGCGTTAGCATTAGCAAGCGTTACTTGTGGAAGATTATATAGAACAAACATGAATAATTTTTCTAGTATGTATTTTATGGGTGTTGCTAAATCGGGGCAGGGAAAAGAAAACATCAAAACATTTATTGAATCTGTACTAAATGCTTCAGATCAAGAAAAGTTAATTGTTGGTGATGGTTATACATCAAGTGGTGCTGTTCACTCTGTTCTTAAAATAAGACCAACACAAATAACAATTATGGATGAGTTTGGTAAAAGACTTGAGGCTATAAGTAATGCTGGTAACACAAACAAAGAAGACGGCATACAAACACTTATGGAAGCTTGGGGGCGTTGCCACGGGACTCTACGACCAGACAACTATTCACTTATGGCAGTACAAGAAGAGTACAAAGAAAAGATGATGAATAGAGTTACACATAAACCAGCCATTACATTAGTTGGATTGTCTGTACCTAAAAACTTTTACGGCGCATTAAACAGCGGAAGGATAGCAGATGGTTTTCTTAACAGGTTTGTAGTTGTTGAATCTAATGAACCAAGACGTGTTGGAGATCTAAAAAGATTTAAAGAGCCACCTACAAGTATAGTCAACTGGGTTAATTATGTTCGTAGAATGAAAGGTAATTTATCTGATGCAGCAAGAGATAATGCAGAGTTAGATTTAAACCAAACTGTACTAGAGTTTGATAAACCGTCAGAAGAACTGTTACAAGACTTTGCTAGGGAGATTATTAAAAGACAGGACATATTAGAAAAAGATAACTTAGAACCTTTGCTCAGTAGATCCAGAGAGAAGGCTATGAGATTATCTTTGCTTTGTACTTTAGCTTCTAGTGCTGATGCAACAAAGATTACAGCTGATATAACTAAGTGGGCGATTGATTACATTAGATACTACGATCTTATGTTTATTGAGTCTTGTAGAGACAAAGTAGCAAGTTCTGCAACAGAGTCTAAGATTAAACAAGTCTTATCATTTATTAGATCTAGAAATGGAGAAGGCATATCTAAAAGAGAAGTAGATAGGCATGAACTATTTAGAAGCATGAAGTCATACGAAGTAAAAGAAATTATAGAACGATTAAAAAATGCTGGAGAGATCCAGGAAATTGAAATAAAAGTTGGGGGTAAAGGCAGACCAACCAAAAGGTTTGTTGCCGTAGATCCTAACTTCTTTGAGGAATAATATGAAGACACCATCATTAGAAAGCAGAGAAGATCAGAAAAGAGAAGAACGAGTAGCAGGATTCTTGGAGGGCCTTTGGGGAGTTAGTTGTCATAAGTTACCCACAAGTTATTCACTAGATTATTGGATAGAGTCGCAAGAAAAGAATTATTGGTGCGAAGTTAAATGTCGTACCTTTGCGTATGACAAGTATGACACTTTGATAATTTCTACGAATAAATTAAGAAAAGGATCTTCTTTTGCATTAGCAACAGGCGTACCGTTCATTATTGTTTATGCTATGACTGATGGTATTTATATGCATGAATGGAAGAAAGACTTTGTTTATGATGTCAGAATGAATGTAAGTGATAATCCTACCTATGACGAAGATAACGAACCTTACATACATATACCGTTAGAAGAGTGGATATGTTTATCAGATAAGCCTTTGGGTATGGACCGTAATGAAATAGGTTTCTGATGAGAAAGAATGCACCAACAACCAAACTTACTAAAGAACAAGAAGCCTGGATGGAGAAGCAAAAGTTATATGCAACTCACCCTATTTATAATAATTCTTTAATAAGAAAGATCTGTAATGACTTTGATGGGAAAGTAATTGAAGTAAACGGTAAAAGTATTACCCAAGCCTAGAAGGTCTACCGAATAACTGTTCGTCTAGATCTAATCTTTCTTGTGATAAAGGATCTAGGTTAGGCATTTCAATTGATGAAATATCTGGAAGAGGTATGTTTTGAACAACAGGCGCTTGAGTTGAACGTAAGTTTTGTCTTGTTTGTTGTTCTATATCCTCTACTCCAGTAACTACTTCTTGTGCTGCTTTTTTTGTATCGTTAATTATTTCTTCAACTCCTGCTGCATCTATTACGCCATCCATAATATCACCAGCGAAGGATCCTGCTTGCTCTGCTTCCATACCTAACTCTCTTATAAGAGTTTGTCTTATTGCTTGTTCGGTCATATCTACAGAAGTTATAACTGAACCTTTATCTGTTTTAGCAAATGCAGCTACTACTCTAGGAGAAGCAAAAAGTTTTCTTGCAACTGCTAATCCTAAAACCGTAGGTAATACAGCTATTGGGTTAAGGGCCAAACTAGCTCCAATACCAGCAGCAACCAATCCACCAGCTGCGCCTCCACGACCAGCTTCTTGTTTAGTTAATATATCAATTTGTTTTTGAAAGTTTCTAAGACTTTGAGTAAGCTCTTTGCCAAACATAGCATCTAGAGTTTCATCTCCATAAGAATCTAAAGCTGTTTTTAAATTACCAGGTTTAAATAAATCTGTAATTCTACCCTTACCATTTAAATCTATAGATTTAGACAAAAGCTTCTGCATACTTGCTTGTTGTATGCTGGTAAACACTTCATCACTTACGGTATCTTTTAAGATTTGAATGTTTGCATTAGCGTTAGGTCTAAAAATTATGTTAACCGTCTCGTCTATTCCTTTTAACGGTAAGTCTGAAATAGCTCTATTAGATTCTAATTTAATTCTATCTTCGGAAGCTTTAGCCAATTGTTTTAAGCCTTGGACAAATGCAAGGCCTTGATCACTAGAACTTAATCCTTTGATGTTAGTTGTAAAATCATTTACTAAATTTTTAATATCTTGAGGTTTTAACCTTGGATTGATTTTATTAACTTGAGCGATAGTATCTCTTACAAGTTTAGCTGTGTTTCTTCCTGTAGCAGAGTCAGTAAATAACGAATCTAACTTGCCAGGATAATCTCTTTCAAATTTATTTATTTGTTTTGCAAATTCAGTAAAGTTAATTGATTCGTCAACCACATCTGTTGATGCTCTAAATGCATCAGCAAATAATCTTTTTTTAATTTGTGCTTTAAGTGTTTGTTCGGCATTAGCTGGTTTACCCGCTTTAGCCATATACTCGTCATATTGTTTTAAACCAGCAAATATGTCATCTAAATTTTTCTTTTCTCCATTTAAGATAACTTTTTTATAAACATCATCTGCATCAAATGCACCTTTCTGAGAATTAGAAATAATTTTTTTAATTTCTAATCTATCAAATGGAGCCATTCTTTTAGCAGCAATTCCATTTACTTCTCTTAATTGAGCTATTGCATTATTTACTTGTTTTAAAGCTAAGTTGTTAAGGCCCTCATCAAAAAACTCAAGATTATCTCCAAAAGCGTCTGGATTTAATTCTTGATTTCTTTTTAATACCTTACCTAATTCCATATTAAACTGAGACTCTCCCTCAATTTCTAATTTACTAAGTATGCTGTCTGGTTGTCCTCTTTTAAAAACTTCTCCATTTTGATTAACTCTAGTGTCATCAAGCTTACGCATAATGTCGATAATAACTTTTCTTTCTGGGCTAGCTTCTAAAGTATCTCTTGATATAGTATTTAGTTTTGAGTAAGCATTTCTTACATGAGATAAACTTACGGGTTTAGTTGGATCGGCTACATCATTTTGAAATTTCATAAGTGCTTGTTCTATTTTTGCAACAATACCACCATCTAATTCATCTTTGTTGTTTACCCCCCAAAGATAATCAGATTTTTTATGACTATCAATTAATTTTCTAGAATCTTCAATACTATCATTAATAATATTTCTAATTACCCTGTCTAAGCTAACCGCTATACTTTTATCTACTCCAGTTTTTCCCGCTGTAGATGTAAGCTCGCCAAACATGCCATCAACATTTCTATATTTTTGACCAAGATCTATAATTACCTCTCTTCTGGCCCTTGATAAATTATTTTTTAATTCTTCTCCCAACATTCTTCTGGTTGGAGCGTCACCATAATTACCAACTTCAATTGCATCATCCACAACATCATCTAATAATTTTCTTAATTGTTGTGTAACAGTTTGTTCTTTTAATCTTAATTTTTGTAAGCTTGCTTGCACCTGTTCATCAAGACTACCTTTGGTTGCATCTGAAATAGATTTTTGTAGTAAAGCATTTTCACCACCAATTTCTTTTAATAAACTGTCTACTTCTGCTCTTAAATACAAAGCTGTTTCTTTATCCCTGGTGTTACCAAGCACTTGTTCAGAAATATCTTGTAACCTTCCAGGAAGCTTTCTACCTAAAGTTGCTTGAGACGCAAGACCAGCAAAATCAAATTGTTTTACTTTACCGTCCCTAATCGCTTTAGCAATTTGTCTTTCGGTAGCTTCTTTTCCAAGGCTTGCATCTAACTTTAATATGTCATTAGCAGATCGACCTTTGGCCATTTGTCTGTTTAATCTTAAATCTTTTGTTGGTGCGTTCTTGCCTAAAAATAATTTAAACCCCATTCCAATAAGCTCACCTACACCTTGACCAATAGATCCAAACAAAAACTCACCACCAAATAGATCTTTTAATTCGTCTCTTTCTTGAAGTTGAAAACCTTCTTGATAATCTAATGCTTCTTCCGCAGCTTTACCTACGGATGAGCCTGTTCCAGCAGCAACCATTCTTGCTATTCTGGCTCTACCGCCAAATGCGGCTGTTAGTCCTTTAATGATTCTTAATTGAGGAGACATAAGAGCAATTGCTCCTCCTATGGGTCCAGCAATACCAGCAAAGTCTGCAAGATCTCCAGTTTTAAAACCAAAATCATTTTCATCAATAATAGTATTTAACGGTAATTTTGACCCGTCAGAAAGCTCTCTATATTGAATAGGCAATCCTAGCTCTTCTAAACCTGTAGGGGTTAAAGCTACTTGTCCTTTAGTGTTTCTTGTAAAACCTGAAGATCCTACAAAATTACTTAAAACTTGATCTTGTTCTTTAAATCCAATAATTCCACTTGTTTCAGCTCTGGCTAATTGCGCTCTTAAATTTCTAAGAACACCTTCTTTTTCTGTCCCTTTATCTACTTTTCTTTCAAACTCGCCTCTAACGCCTGTTTCATAATCAAAATTTAATTTGTCATAAAACGGAGAAACAGCACCAGTTGCAATTATTGCTTTAACTTTTTTCTTTGCTTCATCTTCTGTATCTGCATCTACGAACTCAAATACATCCTCGGCAATATTAACTTTGTACCTAGGCATTATAAAGTTGTCTCAATATAACCTGCAGAATTCTCACCAAGTTTATAATTTTCAATATCATCAAAATCAAAAGCAAGAATTCTATTAATTAATGACTCATTAGCCATTAATGCTGGAGAATTATATCCTCCTCGCCCTATTGCATTAGCTCTTGAAATAACCGTTGATTGATCTTTTCTCATACTCTCTACAATATTATCTCTGCTGTTAGTTAATAATTTAGAAAGTTCTGCTGGTGATGTCCATATATTTACATTACCAAATATCCTAGCAACAATATCTCTGTCTAAATTAGAAATAGTTTTACCTGATTCTCCAAGAATTTGTCTTACAGATCTTTGTGCTGTTACATCAAGTATAATTTGTGTTTTAACTGCTGGGTCTAGTTTTTCCCAATTTGTTTCTCCATAACCAGCAGCATTTCTTATTTTGTCGTTAATTTTAGCAAGAAAACCTTTTGCACCAAAAGCTCCAGGGTCTTTTATGTCTTCATTAAGAATTTGATTGATATCACTAACAATTCTTTCACTTTCATCAAATTGAGAAAGAGCATCTCCTATATCGTCTTCAAACCCAGTAAATGTTTTTATGTCGCTTGGCTTTATGCCTTCAGCTGCTTTATTTCTTGCTTCTAAATCTGCTTCAGCTTTGGCTAACCTCAACTTCATTCGGTAATCTCTTTCTTCTTTGTCAGCCATTAGCTCTCTAGCCGCTCTTTCTTCAGCAGCTTTAGATGCACCAGCTGCAAGACCTGCGCCCATTTGACCAGTTCTTGTAAGCTCACCACCTACGTTTCTAATAAAATTAAGGAATCTATCAGAACCAAAGAATCCTGGCTGATCTAATTTTCTACTTATAGGATCATTTTGTTTTCTAAGTTCTTCTTGTTCTTCAATACTTGCACCTACAATAGGCATTTCAATTTCTGGAAGTTTAGGAATTGCAGCATCATCTATTGTTGCTCTAAACTCTTCTTGAGATAAGCCTCCAAACTTAGCTGCATTTTCTGCTAAAGTATCGGCTTCAGTTTTATCTACATCTACCTTTTGTTCTATCGGTTTAATTTCATCTAATAGAGTTGCAATCTCATCATCTTGTTCTAATCTTCCTTCAGGCAATAAATTTCCAAACTCATCTCTACCAATCATTTCTTTTTCATAGGCTAATCTTCTAGCCTCTAAAGAACCAGGACCACCTTCAATACTCAAAGTTTCACTTGTAGTGATAGGTGTAGGGCCGCTAGGTCCGCTAACTTCTGTAACGGTAGCCGTATCTACAACATCATTAAGATCTGCTTGAAAATCTTGTATTTGGTCTAAACCACCCCCCAAAATAGCATCAAGCTCTGCTTTTGATCGACCACCTCTAGCTTCAGCATCTCTAAAATCTGTTAAAGCTCCAGCACCTTCTCCGTAGTAAGGAGAATCGTATGTTGAAATATCTTTTAAAAATGGCGTACTTTGTAATGTTTCTTCTGGAATTAATGCAGTTGCTATACCCCTTAAAGCGGGTCCAAATATTCCTTTAGCTCTTCTAGGGTAATCTTTAACAATAGAACTGTAACTTTGACTTTTACCATAATTCGGATCGTATTGAGAAAGTCTATTGTCTGGCGCAACTCGATCTATAAATTCTTGAGTATCTTTCATTAAAGGTATTTCTTTTCTACTAACTACAGTATTAAGAATGACTGATAATTCAGGGCTAAAAGATATTTGTCCAGCAGACGCACTATTTTTTAAAGCAAATAACTCACTATCAGGTAGAGATCTTAACTGTTGTTCAAAAGATAAAGGATCGTAGTATTTAGTGCTACCATCAGTTAAAACAACATACCCTTGGTTAGCACCACCACCATTTGCAAACATCTTTCTATTGAGAAAGTTCATGTTAGTTTCCTCGGCCAGGCACTAAAGATCCGTAAGCAGAGAAAGCTGCTCCAAGACCTTGAGCGCTTGGATCAGGAGCCATACCGTATGTAGAATCAATCTGACTTCCTGCTTGTTTGTAGCCAGGTAGTAAAGAACCAATACCCTGCATAGTTTGTAACGGCCTCATTTGCTGTTGCAACTGCTGAGTAAATTGTCTTTGATTTTGTAGATCTGCAATATTTCTACCAGCAGCACCTAAGCCCATTAACTCAGATCTTTGACCTCTGTTTAATGCTTCTAAGTTTTGACCGATACCAGCAAGTTGACCGCCATATCCTGCTAACTGAGATCCTAATTGAGAAGCGCTAGCCCCTCTTTGTGCGCCTATACCTAACAGACCTGAAGCCGCAGACCTTTCTGCTTGTTTTTGTCTTGCAAATTCTCCAAGACCTGTTTGTTGCGCTTGTGAAAAACCTCTTGATCTAATGTTTGATAATGCATCACCTAGACCTCTACCGAGAGCTTCTCTTCTTTCATCTGCACTTAACCTAGCCCTAGATCCAAAAGCTGATTCGCCACCAGCTGAGATAGCTTGCGCTCTTGCCGCTATATCTTGTTGATCGCCAGCTTTCATTACATCATCAATAGTTTGTTGAACAACTGCGTCCTCGTAAGGATTATAAAATTGTTCTGTCATGCTAGGATCATAAGCACCTACGGTACCCTGAATAAGATCTTGAGCTTGAGTAAAGTAAGGATCTTGTAATTGTTCTGATCTTCTAGATTGTTCTATAGCCTGATTAACTAAATCTTGTTGTTGAGTAAAGAATGGTTGAAATGCACCAAGGCCAGCTTGCGCTCTTTGTCTTGCTTGAGTTTCTAATGGATCTAAACCAGCTGTTTGTTGTAAAGGAACATCACTTCCTATTAAGTTTGCGCCAGCTTGTTGTAACTGATTATAAAAACCAGGAGTACCATCTGATCCAAAATATAAAGCCCGTATAAGCGGGTCTGTTATAGTTTCTGCGGTTCTTTGACTTTGAAGTACGGGATCTACTGTATTAGCCATTATGCCATACTCCCTGAAGCGTTATATTTTTCAAATGTGTCCATTAGTTTATTCATTACATCTACACCTTTTTCTCTATCTGGTTGACTGGATGCTATCAACTCAATACCTTTTTTTGTTTTATTAAATTCAAAACCACCAGCGCCGTTGTTAGCAGCAGCCGTCATAACAAACTCACCATCACTAAGCATAGCTGGTATATCATCAGAGGTTCCTGTACCAGGACCAACTGACTCACCACCATCTCGCATGTCTAGTTCGCCTATTGCAGCTAAACCACCTTTATTAAATTGTTGTCTGCCGTATCCAATAGGACCACCAAAGGCCGCAGCTTTTCTTACGCCTAAATCAAAACCAGCAAATACAGGAGCTGGGTTAAGATCTGGTCTTATTGATTGTCTAATGTCGGTTAAACCACCTTCGGTTTTCTTTGTTGCATCTTTAACAGCTTTACCGTATAAAGCAGCCATTGCTAATGCCGCTGCATTTAGCCCGCCTCCTCCAGATTGACTTGAAGAACTTTCAAGAAATCCTCCGCCTTCTCTTACTGGATCAGATTGCTTGCCCGTTATAAAATCTTCTATTTTTCCAGCAGCACTTTGTCCAGGAGTTTTTTGAAAGAAATTTCCAATATTACCAACGGCCCTTCCATCAATTCCAATTCTGCCAGAGCCTTCTGTACTAAAATCTGATTTTCTTCCTTTTAGAAAATCTTCAATTACTCCTACGTAACTTTGACCTTTTTTCTTTCCAGCTCCAAAAAATCCAGGTTGTTGTTGTTGGTTATACATGTTTTGACCTTCTGCTTGAGTATAATAATTTCCATCATTTGCTCTAATAGCTATTTCACCATTTTGATTAGTAATGCTATCGTTTATGTCAAAATTGCTGTTTAACCAAGTAGTTATGTCTCCTCCACCACTTTGATCAGATGCCATCATCATCTGCCCATCCATACCAGGTGTGTATGCAGCGTTCATCATTCCGCCTACTGGATTTCCAGCAGAAGTAAATGTATCAAAAGCTTGGCCTCCCATAGTATCAGCCCCGCCTACATTACTAAATATTCCTCCATATCCTTTTCTTTGATCTTCTGCATATGTTTTACCTATCTCTTGACCATATCTTAGAGGATTAAATACAGTCTCTCCCTCAACTACATTTCCAAGACTATCTAATTTATCAACTTGACCAATATTTGAAAGTGCGCTTCCAAAGCCACCACCAATATTTTTAAAATCGCCAGAGGTTATAGATTGAAGTGCGCCATCTTTACCAAATACTTTTTGACTTCCACCAGCCATTACGGTCATGATGTCACCAAGACCACCTTCACCTTTAGCAAGTTTAAGTGCAGCATTACCTTTATTGTAAACAGCAGCGAAAGGTTGCCAAGGTCCAGGGATAACAGATGCAATAGGCGCTACTTTCTTAACTACCTTCTTAACGCTTTTAGCTAATTTTTTCAGAAAGCCAAACTCTGCTTGTCCTGTAATAGGATTGATAGACATGCCTTGACCCACTTCATACTCTCTCGGATCCAAGCCAACTGCTTGCATTTCTTTCTTAATAAGTGATTTTGTTTTGTCTGATATGACTGGAGGAACGACCATCTCGCCTTTTGCAACGTGAGCCATAAAGCGATCTTCGTTGCGTCCTAAAGCTGCTAAGCCTTTTCCTGAGTTGTCTACTATATTCATTTTTAAATTTTACCCTATTCTTCTGTACATTTTAACCAAAATACAAGTAAGTATCTATTTCCTGATTCTACCGATAGGCCTCTATGCATATGGGTAAAGCTCGGAAATATTAGAGCGTGGCCTGTAGGTAATGGTTCAACTGTACCACGATTTAAAAACTCAGTCCCGCCCCCTTCGTACTCACCTGTATTTAAGGGGACAACCATACTAATGTCGGCACTAGCATCATGATGCCAAGCGCCTTGTTTTTTATCCTTTAAATTATAATTAGCTATTTGAATACCGCCACCATTAACGTGCCTATTCCAAATATTTAAAAATATAGGATTACCTATAGTATATATCGTTTGAAACAAAGATTGATAGATTTCAGGACAATTATCTTGAAAAGTTATTTCTGGTATTTGCCTTAAATTATCTTCTTCAGGATTAGGCTGAAAGCCATAAAAACTTTCTAGGTTTTGTATTTCATCTAACAATATAGAACAAAACTTTTGTGAAAAGAAAGGAACCGTATATACATCTTTTAACGGCTCTTTTATAACTTCGTGTAGTTTTGTTGGTTTTGGGTTGTTACTGCCTTGATTATTATAAAAATCTATTATGCTTGGCAAAGACTCTTGAACCGCATTAAATGTTTCTTTTTCTATATACCAATCAGCAGGATGCTCAAGCAATATATTCTTAGTCTTATATTCGTTTTTTATAGCTAACTCAACCATTATTAAAGTTAGTGATGTTTATAGATATATCTCCACCTGTAATAATATCTATCTTACCTAATGATAATGTAGCTTCAAAACCAAAATTGTTTGCTCTTTCGCCTATATCAACCCATTTAGATCCTGTATAAACCTGTAAAACGCCTAAAGTAGTATTCCATATAATACTGCCTGGTAAAAAGTTAAATTGAAGTTTATCTGCATCATTAACCTGTTGAGTGCTGTCAACATCAACTGCACCTAAGTTAATTTCTAAAATTCTTGTAAGTCTGTTAAATATATCGGGGCTAACTGAACCTACAGCAATTGGAAGTTGCGTTTGTAGAATCTTGCTCATCTCTTGCCGTCAGTTCTTACATCAATCCTTGTAGCTCCTAATCTCCACCCAATACCTAAATTACCGTTGTTTGTTGCATCATCATCTGACTCAAATCTTAAAACCATTTGCCTTGCTCTACCCCTAACAAATGCTTGTTGAGTGTTTGCTTGTATAGAGCTTGTTGAATTAACAGACAAAGAATCACCTGGATAGTTTCTTGTTTTAACTACAACATTTACAGATCCATTTTCGCTGTTATTTTGTAAAAATTTAAAGTCTGGAATAATTTTTTGTATAAAAGTAAATTGTTCTCCATCACCTAAATCAAAATCAGAACTTTCTATAAACACATTAGTCATAGGAGATCCATCATCGTCAAAGCCTAGTTCTTGTTGATACAAGTACCCATTACTAACTGCTCTAGGAAAATTTTCTATCCCAGCATCTAGCCAAGCTGTTCTACTTAATGACCCATAAAACCAAACATTTTCTGCATAATTGTAAATAACATACTTATCTATTTCATTACTAGAAGAAGAACAATAAAACCACCCTACTTCATTTTTATCTTTATGACACAACAGGTAAGATTACTGGATTCAGTGAAAGTGTTGCTGGACAAAGAGGTGACTCGATTCTAGAAACATATTCAGCACTTTCCAAAAATCCTAAGGCCAAAACAGCTCAAGGTGGAACAAACTACTATCCTGATGTGATTTATACACAATCTGCAAATATCTATTGGATGGATCATCTTGACGCTGGAACAAACTGGGGTAGTGACTTGGATGTAAGTAACAACATTATCCTCAACGGTACGGATTCTAGTAGATCGGAAGAGCGTCGTGTAGGGAAAGAGTGTAGATCTCGGTGGGCGCCGGATCATTAAAAAAAAA